GGAACGTCTACCGCAAGGAAGCACGTTACGTCATCCAGACCAAGTCAAGCATCGCAACAGCGTAACTTTGACAGGAAGGGGGAGGGCAACCTCCCCCTTCTACTTAAGGGAGATATGGCAAAGAAAAGGCAGAAACCAGATACAACCTTCTTAACACCACTCAAACTACATGCTGTGCAAGCACATGAGTTGTATACAGAATACAAAGAGGCGGGGTTCACAGAAGGTGAAGCTTGGGAATTACTAATGCGCCAACTTCCTGATTTGGAATTAGAGGCACTTGATTTTCTAGAAGAGGGGTTAGACGATGTCGATGAAGAATGAGAAGTACCCATCAAAGAAAGCGGAAATGAAGCACGAGAAGTCAGAAGGTGCTAAAGAACGCATGATGGAATATGGCGCAAAGAAGCCAGCAGTTAAGAAGCTTGCAGTGAAGAAGCCTGCAGTTAAGAAGAATGTTATTCCACCTGATTACGATGTAATCCTTCCTGGTATGGGATATACAAAGCCAACCAAGAAGAACCCACCTAAGAAGAAGAAGGGTAAGTAATCATGGCAACAAAGATGTGCAAGAAGTGTGGCAAAGCTAAGTCAAAGTGTAAGTGCTAATGCCAAAGAAATCAGTTAAAGCAGTAATGCATGAATTCAAAGCAGGCGGATTGCACTCTGGTAAGGGTGGCAAAGTAGTTAAGAACCCAAAGCAGGCAGTGGCTATTGCACTGTCAATGACTGGTAAGGCTAAGCCAAAGGTTAACAAGCCTAAAGTAAAGAAGAAGTAAATGGACCCAAGACTAAAACGAGCAGGCGTATCTGGCTTTAACAAGCCCAAGAAGACGCCTAGCCATCCCACCAAGTCACATGTTGTCGTAGCCAAATCTGGTTCACAAATAAAGACTATTCGTTTTGGTCAGCAAGGCGTTAGCGGTTCACCTGAGAAGGCTGGCGAAAGCAAAGCTTATCGTCAGCGTCGTCAATCATTCAAGGCTCGTCATGCTAAGAGCATAGCTAAAGGTCCTATGTCAGCAGCACATTGGGCAGATAAGGTGAAGTGGTAATGGCAAAGATTTTCCGTGGACCAACTATGAGAATCAAGTTAGGTCTGTCTAATGACCTCTGGTTTGTTTCATATCCATGGGGAAAGACTGTTGTCAAAGACAATGGAACCTGGAAGACAATCGTATCTCCACAAGACTCTAGTCTCGATGACTATCAAAAGGTATTACGTGGTGGTTACGACAATCCGATTACTGATGCAGAGGCAGCGGAGTTAACCGCTGCAGGTTATGGAGAATACATTGTCGAATTGTAGAAGTGGTTGTCGCACACAAGACCACGCCAATTGGGGCGAGTGTGCTCGTGCAGCAAACTTTGGTATTAGCAACGAAGGTGCAGCATCAGCAATCAAGACAACTGATAGGGAGCTAAGCGCTTACCGCGATGCTCGCAAACTTGGTATTCAACCAGCATCAACCAAGATGAAAGACATCCAGAAAGCCGTTCGGGTTTCTGAGAAAATAGGAAGGGCAGCGCAAGCGTAATGGCAACATTAAACCAATTGGTAGAACAGACCATCGCCGAAGTTGGCGCCTATGTAAAGAACCAAGAATCAGTTACAGTTATTACAAGCTCTATCGACGATAACGATGTAACCATTCCAGTAGATGATGCGTCCTCACTTAGCAAGGGTATCGTTGAGATTAACGAAGAACTTATATATGTGAAGAAGTCAGTTAAAGACAGTGGTACCATTCAGGTACTAGGTACTGGTGCAACCGTAGCAGGACGTGGATGGCGTGGAACTACAGCAACAAGTCACGCTGTTGGTTCTATCGTACGTAACAATCCATTGTTCCCACGTACACAAGTCAAGCGAGCAATTTTAGAAACAATTAAGGGAATGAACTTCCCAGTAATTACAAACGAAACATTCCAATTCAATGGCTCTGATTATTCATACATCATGCCAGACTCATTGGTAGATGTCACTGGTATCTCATGGGATGTACCAGACTCAACAGGAGTCTGGCAGGTAATTAAGAACTGGCGTTTAGATACAAACTATTACAATCCAGATACAGGATTGACAGGACAGGCTTTGGTTCTCAAGGAGACACCTATGCCTGGTCGAGATGTACGAGTTCAGTACACAAAGTATCCATCAGTTATTACTGATAACCAAGATTTAACCGTAAGCGGATTGCCATCTTCTTGTGAAGATGTCGTTCGTCTCGGTGCTATGTACCGCCTACTGTCCACAGTAGACCCAGGAAAAGTTACAGCAGCGTCAGTATCTGCGGATGCTCTCGACCAACCAGTTGCACCTGGTACTTCAACCAATGCAGCTAAGTATATTTTCCAGCTTTACACTGTTCGCTTATCTGAAGAAATCTCTAAGCAGCAGGCTAACTTCCTAAACACAATCCAGTATACGAGGTAACGAATGCCATCACCATCACGTTATTACAGCTCCACAGCTGCAAAGACTACGCTTGCTAGCGCAGTCGATTCAGGTAGCGCAAGCATTCAGCTTGCTGCACCATCAGGTCTTCCTTCACAGTATCCGTATACTCTTATTCTTGAGAAGGATACGGCTAACGAAGAACTCGTCCAAGTAACTGGCGTTACTGGTTCCTCTTACGCTGTAACACGCGGTATTGATGGAAGCACAGCCAAGGCTCACTCAGTAGGTGCAACCGTAGAACACGGTGTATCTGCTCGTGACTACACAGACTCTCGTGCTCACGAAGCAGCGTCATCTGCACACAACGTCACTGGCGATATCGTCGGTACTGGCGGTACTCAAACTCTTACTGGCAAGACACTAACCACAGCAACACTTGGTTCTGCCCTTGATGCTGGTAACTTTAAGATTACCAACCTTGCTACACCAACATCATCTTCTGACGCTGTACGTAAAGACTTTGCTGACGCTCAGGTAGCAGCAGCAGCCACATCGGCAACATCTGCATCTACCAGTGCAACTTCGGCTGCTAACTCAGCCACTGCTGCAGCCAACTCTGCAACTACTGCTGCTGCTAGCGCAACCGCTGCAGCAACATCAGCCACCTCCGCACTGACATCACAAACTGCAGCAGCGACAAGCGCTGCTAGCGCACTGGCTTCTCAAACAGCAGCAGCAACCTCCGCTGCTAGTGCAGCCACATCGGCTACCGCAGCAGCGTCATCTGCAGCAAGTGCTTTAACATCACAGACTGCAGCAACAACCAGCGCTACATCAGCAGCAGCGTCTGCCACGGCAGCAGCAACTAGCGCCACAAGCGCAGCCAACTCTGCAACTACTGCTGCTGCATCTGTAGCATCAATTGCTGGGTTTGCTTCTGCTGCAGCAACCTCTGCAACCAGCGCATCTAACTCAGCTACCGCTGCTGCAACGTCAGCAGCATCGGCTGCTACATCTGCTACATCAGCGCAGACTTCAGCATCAAGCGCAGCAGCATCGTTTGTTTCAGTAACTGGTTTAACTGGGTCTGGTATCTTGCGTGACCTTGGTTCAATCACTGAAACAGATACAACAACTACAACATATCTTAACGTTGCAACATTGACAGCATCTGCTCAGTCATCTGCTACCGCTGCTGCTACTAGTGCAGCGTCTGCTGCAACAAGCGCTACAAGCGCTGCTACATCTGCTACGTTGGCAAATGATTGGGCAACATATACAGCAGCCCCAGTTGCTGGTGGAGAATTTTCAGCCAAGTACCACGCACAGGCTGCAGCAACTAGTGCAACTAGTGCTGCTACATCTGCATCATCTGCAGCAACAAGCGCTACCTCTGCAGCAAACTCAGCAACACAAGCAGCAGTAATTGTTGCCAGTGCAATTCAAGGAACCTTGATTAACGCAAAGGGAGATTTGCTAGTTGGTCAAGCAGATGACGTAGTCAATCGTTTACCAATTGGAACTGACGGACACCTACTTACCGCTGCGTCAACTACAACGCTTGGAGTTCAGTGGGCTCCCGCCCCAGTAAGTCTGCCAACGCAGACTGGTCAAAGCGGAAAGATTCTTACAACCAATGGCACTACAGCGTCATGGGTTGATTCATTCGCAGACGCATTCTTAATGATGGGAGCATAACGTGACAGCGTTCGCACTTCAATTCCGTCGAGGAACAACAGCAGAGCACTCGACATTTACAGGCTTGGTCGGAGAGGTCACAGTTGACACCGACAAAGACACCCTCGTCGTACACGACGGTGTAACACCAGGAGGAAAACCTCTTGATACAACAGGGATAGACCCTTTCTTACTAATGGGAGCATAACAAATGGCATATAAAGTACTAGGTCAACTAGCTGCTGCAGCAACAACCGAAGAAGGTCTATACGCAGTACCTGCTTCTTCATCTGCAGTGGTATCAACAATCGTAATTGCAAACCGTGGAACAACATCTGCAACTTACCGCATTGCGGTTAAGCCAACAGCAGCAACCACATTGGCTAACGTTCACTACATCGCATTCGATGTAGCTATTGCAGCTAACGATTCAACAGCATTAACTCTTGGAATTTCGCTTGCTTCTGGCAATGCGATTCGCACATACGCATCAAACGCAAACTTAACATTCTCAGCATTCGGTTCTGAACTTTAATAGATAGGTAGGTAGGCTTTATGGCTATCAGTAGATTTTCTACTTCAAGGTTGACCCAAGGTCTACCTAAATATCAAAACGCTTGGGATACGGTTTCTCCGTCTTCTGCGTTGGTTCCAATTGCAAGTCAAGTTCTTACAGGAAATGTTGCATCGGTTACGTTTTCAAACATTCCACAAGAGTTTGCAGATTTAAGAATTGTAAGTTTTGCAAGAACAACTTTTTCAAATCTTTCTGAATCGTTGGTATTGCAATACAATTCAGACAGCTCTGCGTTGTATTCAGCAGTATCTGTTGTAACAGCAGATACCATTTATCATGGCAAGCAATCTGGATACACAAACCATGTGTTCTCACAAGTAGCTGCTAATACAGCACCCGCTGGAACCTACAGCACAACAGTGACAGATATTATTAACTATGCTAATACAACAAGTTTTAAATCAACATTGACTAGACACTCTTGTGATTACAATAATAGCGGTTCAAGTGCTGTAGGTTGGTATGCAATGTTATACCGTTCAACAAACGCAATTAGCTCATTTCAAATAACCAGTGCTAACGGTTCAAATCTTATGGCTGGTTCTACATTTACATTATACGGAGTTAGAAGGTTTGTAGCATGAGTATGTATCCAATAGCAACTAGCGGTGTATTAACTGGTTCAACAAACTCAGTTACATTTTCAAGCATACCTTCTCAATATAAGCACTTGCAGATTAGGGCATACACAAGACTAACTGGTGCATCAAGCTTACAGTCAAACCTTGTATATTTTAACGGCGATGGTGGAGCAAACTATGCATCACATAGAATGTATACAACAGGAACTGCTGGAACTTCACAGGGTTTTACATCACAAACATTTATGATTATGAGTGGAATACCCGCCGCCAACGACCTTGCAAATACTTTTGGTCTATCTATTGTTGACATAGATGATGCTAACAGCACTACAAAATTTAAGACACTGAAAGTGTTTAGTGGTGCATCTTGCAATACAGGAGATGGTCAGGCTCATATGCAGTCAGGACTATGGCGAAATAATAATGCTATCAATAGCATCTTAATTGCATCTGGTACTGGAAACTTTGCACAGTATTCACGAATTGAATTATATGGAATTCTAGCAGCAACAGCGACAGGAGCTTAATTATGGCTAAAGGTTATGAGGCTATTTATCATCAAACCCTTACAGGCACAGCTTCATCTTTAAGATTCAATAATATCCCACAAGGATACACAGATTTATTGCTGAAGGTTTCTCCTCGTGGAAATAGAGCTGCACCAAATATTGAAGATATGTATGTAACGTTTAATGATGACACCGCATCAAACTATTCATTTGGTGAATTGTATGGCGACGGTGCATCTATGGCGTTTACTCGTTTGACAAGTCAAACCAGCGGAAGATTTCTTTATGGCAATACAGCTTCCTGCACAGCAGGAAGCTTTGGTATTTGTGATATGTATATTCCAAACTACTCATCTGGAACTGTATTCAAATCTTTTAATGCAGATAGCTTTAGTGAAAGCAATGATGTTACTACATACCAAATCAATATATCTGGATTGTGGAGAAACCTTGCGCCAATTACTTCTATTAAAATTGACCCAACAACAACACCGTTCCAAATTGGTACATCACTTTCACTATACGGAATAACTAAGTAGGAGAACCATGGCAATCAGACGATTCTCAACAGCAGAACCTGGCGTAAAATCTAATCGGTTCTGGGACCAGGATACACAGCAAGGAGCCCTAGTCCCTATTGCTTCTTTAACGGCAAACGGCGCAGCAAATGGTTTTGAGTTTAATGATATCCCACAGGGATATCAAGATATTAGACTTGTTATGTCTTACAGAAGTACAGATGCAAGCTACGGTGGAATTAATTTATATGTGAATACTGGAACGCCATCAGATAGAGGTGTAACTGGCTTGCAAAGCGATGGTTCCAGCGCCACATCATGGCGCTACGCAAATGCTATTGGTTGGTACAATTACAATCCAAATAGTTCTGCATCTTTAATCACTGGCAGTAATGTGTTTATTACATCTACTTGGGATATTTTAAATTATTCAAACACGTCAGTATTTAAAAATGGAATTGTACGAACTGCTGCCGATAGCAATGGAAGTGGAGTGACTTCTTTAATAGTAAACTGCGTAAGAAATACAGCAGCAATAACAAGACTAGTTGCTTATGTTGCTTATGGAAATTATACAAGTGGTTCTACTGCAACACTATATGGTATTAAGGCAGGTGCTTAAATGACAATGCATCATATTGGAAGTGTAACAGTTACTGGCTCCAGTACTACGACTATGGATTTTGCAAATATTCCACAAACATTTACGCATTTGCAAATCAAAACATTTTTAAGAATGCAAGCAAACCAAGGCGTTCCTTATGATTTAACCATCACGGTTAATGGTGCAAATCCAACCCAATTTGCTTTTCACAGATTAAGCGGTAATGGAGCTGGTGCATCCAGTGCAAATTATATAAATGATAATTTGTTTCGAGTTCCATTGATAGTACCTAATGCATTTCATACATCCAATGTTTTCGGTACTGCTGTTATTGATATATTAGATTACAACAATGCATCAAAAGGAAAAACCTTGAGAGCTATTGGTGGGCAAGATGTTAACGGCGGAACGGAGCCTAATGCTGGTTGGGCAAATTTAACCAGTTCCATGTGGAGTTCTTTGTCAGCAATTACATCACTATCATTTGCAAGTTTTGGAAACTTTGCAATTGGTTCAAGGGTTGATTTGTACGGTATTACTTCTAACCCAATAGCAACGGGAGCATAATATGCCAAAAGGTATGCAAGCAATTTATACACAGACAGCTAGTTCTGGTGGAGCGTCATCTATAGTATTCAATAATATACCTCAAACATATACCGACATAGTAATTGAGGGGTCCACAAGAATAAGTTTGTCTTCCGTTCTTGAATATAATGCATTTAGATTTAATAATGATTCTTCTAACAACTATTCTTACACGTTTTTAAACGGAACTGGAACTTCTACATATCCATCAAGAAATCAAAATGCAAGCTTTTGGTTTGCTTCCACTAATGGAAGCAACAATACAGCAAATGTATTCGGAAGTTTTAAGTTAACAATTCCTAATTATTCTGGAAGTAATTTTAAATCTGGATTAATTGAATGCATAAATGAAAATAATTCAACAGCAGCATATATGGATATGCATGCTTCTTTGTATAGAAGTAATGCGCCAATTACTAAAATTGAAATTAGTAGCTTATCTGGTGGAACTTTAGTGCAGCATTCAACATTCACTTTATACGGCATCAGCCGATAAACCGACAAAGGAGAAACAAATGACAACACCTACAGTAATCGAAGTCGATTGCTCGACTGGTATCTCAACAGAACGTCCAATGACGGCTGATGAAATCCAGGCAATGAACGAACGCCAAGCTGCGTTCGAAGCACAACAGGCAGAACAAGCAGCAGCAGATGCAGCCAAGGCTGCAGCTAAGGCATCAGCCGAAGCAAAGCTTGCAGCACTTGGTCTATCAGCAGAAGAAATCGCAGCACTCTAAGGAGATAACATGAACGCAAAGTTTCAAGCAGCAGCATTATCTTGGTTCCGAGCAGCAGCAGCTTCGGCTATTGCACTCTACCTTGCAGGACAGACGGACATTAAGGTACTAGGAACAGCAGCCCTAACAGGGTTCCTTGGTCCAGTGCTTAAGTGGCTCGACGGTTCTTCAACAGACTTCGGTCGCGGAGCAGAGTAATGAATACCAACGAATGGGCTGGTATCGCAGTAGCGGTTACCACAATAGTCGCCAGCTTTGCTGGCTCAGTTCGTTGGTTAGTTAAGCACTACCTCACAGAATTGAAACCAAATTCAGGCAGCTCAATGCGTGACTCGCTCGATAGATTAGAACGACGCGTCGACAGCCTGTATGAACTAGTAGCTGGAAAGAGTAATGAGTGACAACTGTAGCCAAGAAAGCCACGCCTGCTGCCATTGCTGTTCTCCGTCAAGCGACGGCGTTGAAACCAAAGCGGAAGAAAGCCAGCGATGGTCTTCTACCATCAGCTGCCCATGTCAAACAAAGCCCGAATTCGGACCACAATACTGGGCTAGCAGTAGACCTGACTCATGACCCAGCAAATGGTATTGACTGTAAAGAAATATTTGAAAAGCTTAAGGAAGATAAACGTGTTTCGTATCTTATCTTCGAGGGAAAGATTTGGTCTAAAGAAAAATCCAAGTTGGGAAACCGACGGTACACTGGGTCTAATCCTCACAATAAGCATCTTCATATTTCTATTGTTGCCTCTGGTGCTACCGATACTTCTCCATGGTTTTGGTGGATGAATCAACCTAAGTTAATTAATCAGGTCAAGGCAGCTATTGCCGTCGTGCCAGTTAAGAAAGCGTATCCAGTAGAAGACACATCTAAATGCTGTCAGCACTGCCCATCTAAGAAGTAGGAGATAAGTCGTGGCAACGAATAACAAAGCCCTAGTTGGTGACCTACCGATTATCTTGAGCCAGTCGATTCCGACTGCGCTTGTTAAGTATAAGCGTGAAGACTTTGCTGCTAGCTATGCTATCGGTAATACACCATGGCTATCTGCAGCCTCTGACCAGAACCGTATTAGTCGTATCACGACTACATACCAAAAGGAACGTATCGACCAGGGTTCATCCGCTGGTGAAAACTCTTTGTCTAACTGGTGGTTTAGGTCTGCAACATCCTGGCACCATGGCTCAGGAGAACGTTACTACGATGCAGACTCAAGCGACCTGTACCGATACTACGAATCAAACAACATAGATGTGTGGTCGGTCGGAGAGTTAAGTCTTCTTAAGGCAACAACTAGTTTAAGCACTGCTGCTGCAAGCAGCCCAGTAACTGTAGCTGGTGGAACATTCTATCTTGAGAACTCAACTCTTAAGTTCTATAACGAATCAACCAATACATCTACAAGCATTACTCTTCCTGGTACTGGCAACGTTCCATACTGCATTACATCAGATGGAACATACTGCATCGTCGCAGCAACCGAAGGTGTCTATGATGTAACAACTGCTGGCGCAATTAGAATTCTTTGGGACAAGCCAACATATGTTGCAGCAACTTGGTTCCCACAGGCAATTGCCTACGTTAAGGAACGTATCATCGTTGCAGCAAGAGAAGGAACGGTTGAGGTAGGAATCTACGAAGTAGGTAGGGCGTACACAACTCCAACCCCAAGACTTAATGCATCTAACGAACGTTGGGAAACAGCTAACACTGCCACCGTTGTCAACTCTATTGCCGAACTAAACTCGGCAATCATTGCTGGGTACACACAGGGTGCTGTGTCACGTGTCCTTTCATTTACCATTGACCCAACAAATCCACTTGCTGCAATCAATGAGCCAACGGTTATCGCTGAACTACCACGTGGTGAAAGTCTTAACCAGATACGTTGCTACCTAAGCGAGTACGTTACCTTGGCAACCACACGTGGTCTTCGAATCGGAAACCAATCTTCTGATGGAACCGCTTTTACATATGGTTCACTCAACGTAGAAGGCGAAGTTAAAGATATTGCGTTTAGCAATTCATACGTTTATGCAACAAGAGCCCACGCCTACAATAACACTTATGGTTTATGGCGAATTGATTTAGGTACACCACTTGACGGTCAGTTTGCATACGCAGCAGATTTAGTTACAGATTCTGGAACAGTCAACGGCGTAGCATTTATCGGAACAAGCGATAGAAAATTTATTACATCATCATCTGGTGTATGGATTGAGCATGCAACAACGCTTGCAACATCTGGAACTATCAGCTCTGGCTACATCCGATGGGGTACATCAGAAAGAAAGCAGCCTGTATCAATTGCGATTAGAGCTGTTGGCGATGACGGACAAATTGGTTTCACTGTATCCGATGACAATGGCAATGCGTCAAGCATTGGTGCAGTACCACTAAACGCATCTACTGATTTACAGTTATCTGCTGGTCTTCAACCATCTGATAACTTTGAGATTACTATGACGCTGACAAGAAGTACATCCGACGTTACGCTTGGACCCACACTTCAAGAATGGCAGTGTCGTGCATTGCCTGCACCTATTCGCTCAAGAACTATTACAGTTCCTTTGCTGTGCTACGAGGAAGAGCGTGACCCTAATGGAGTTACCAACGTAAGCAACCCATGGGAGCGAATCAAATATCTAGAACGTATTGAGCAAAACGGCGGAGCCGTTCTGTATCAGGACTTCTCTTCAGAAGAGGAAAGAATCTGTGTCATCAGAGCTATCCAATTTGAACAGCAGTCTCCTCCATCATTTGCTTCTGGGTTTGGTGGCATCGTTACCGTTCAATTGCAAACAATTGATACGGAGCAACCAATCCAATAATGGAAGAGAACAAGTTAATACCACTGGTATCACCAGGTGAACGAAGTGAGTTGGTCGATAAGGTTCGGCTAGCTCTTAATGTTGCTGGAGATGATGTGCTTGATGCTCCCCTTGCCGAGTTGCTAAGAGGGTTGCAGCATCAACTTTCCATCCCAGCAGTCGGGTGCATCAATATAGCCACGCTGGATGCGCTCGCAGTTGCTCCACCAGAATGGTAGGGCTAAAAGGAGAGGGGGACTTAATTGTCCCCCTCTTTTTTTATTTCCCTTTTTCACCACGGCTTGCCATCAGGCAAGCCTTTCCCGCCCACCACCCCTCAACCCTATCAGATTATTGGTAAAAATAAACGGCGTGTCTTATGACACAAGAAAGGAATACGCTGGTATGATTTACGGTATGAATAAACTTCCTCCGCATCGGTCTTACAGTCAGCTAACAACCTGGCAATCCTGCCCTCAGAAATACTACTTGAGTAAGGTTGCCATGGTACCAGAGAAACCCGCAGTATATCTAGCAGCTGGCTCAGCTGTTCACTCTATGTTGGAATGGTTGAACCATGAGTTCTACAAGCAGCAACAACAGCAATCTAATTGACCAGCGGGGAATCCCCAGCAATGAATGTGTGAACTGTGGTTCAAACATTCAGATAATCAGAGCCATCTTCCAAGACTATGACTTGGTCATGTGGTTCACCGATTCTTTCTGTGCCACATGTGGCTCACCTATGACAACACCCACACCAGTAGACCATCCAGACTACGTGAAACCAGAACACCCAGAGGAAGAAGACGATGAGTTTAACTGAGAAGTGGCTTGAGGTTTTTAATGACGAAGTTAGAAGTGTCGAAGAGCAAACAGGAATCCCATCGACAGAGTGGAAGACAGCAGGTCGCAAGACTGCTGCTCGTCCAGATGGCGAGGACTTAGCTTTTTGGCAGAGCGATGGGCTCAAGCAGGTAGAGGCATACCAGAAATGGATGTTGCAATCTGGTTGGCAAATCGCTACTATGCCTGATGGTCGTCCTGGAATCGAGTGGTCTGCAGATGTGCATTTCGGAGGCACACCTGTAAGATTTATCATCGACGCGGTATATCAAGTAGGGGAAGACTTGGTTATCGTTGACTACAAAACAGGTTCCAGGACGCCATTCGGTGTAATCCAGAATGGCTTATATGCCAGCGGTATTGAAAAGATTTACGGCATCCGTCCTAAGTGGGGCGCATTCTTTATGACACGCCAAGGCGAGCTTGGCGATTTAATTGACTTAACCCACCTAAGTATTGAATACTATGAACATGCATTCAGCTCTATGAACCACTCAGTATTGCAAGGTTACTTCCCAACATTTGTTGGTGAGAATTGCAAGATGTGTTCGTTCGTTGATAAGTGTCCAGCATGGGGCAGCAAAGATTTCCCGCTACAAATTCCAACAACAGGGAAAGAAAAGGAGAGAAAGTAGATGACTGAATCTATGTTCTCGTATACAGGAAAGCTAAACGGCAATGACTTGTTTACCGTCCGAGGTAACAGCGTTTCCGAATTCAAGGCAAACCTAAACGCAGCAATCGAGGTAATCTCTGATGCTGCTGGTCTGCAAACTATGTTGCTTAATCGCACAACTGGTGGTGCATACGCACCAAACATGGAGCAGGCAATCGCTGGTCTACAAGCAGCTGGTTTAAACCCGCAGCCTGTAACTACAACACCTCAAGCAATTGAGGTTGTTAAAGACAAGTATGGTAACGAGTGGACATATGGACATCCAGATGCGCCAGACCTACCAGACGGACGTGGCAAGTACGCCAAGAAGAAGGGCGTATCAAAAGCAGGTAAGGCTTATGTTGGTTGGTTCGACCCAGCCAAGGGACCGAAGCCTTTCTCACCAGGTGCTGTAGAAGCAGAAACAATCTGGACTAAGTAATGCGTAGCCTATTGCAAGTAGTGGGTGTCGAGTCACCAGCTGGTCATCAACTACCAGAAATCCTACCTCAACTCACCGCCAGTCAGGTGGTCTTTCGTCAAGCGCAATTGCATTTGATTGCAGGACAACCAGGCGGAGGTAAGACACTACTTGCATTATGGTACGCAATCACTTCTAAAGTTCCATCCTTGTACATATCAGCAGACTCTGATTCACGTACCATCGCTACTCGCGCTGGTGCAATCATTATGAATAGAGATGTTGCTGATGTTGAAAGACTGATGGATACCGAAGCAAGTGTTCTCCTTGAGGATGCACTAGCAGAAGGTGCCAGCCATGTACGATTCGCCTTCGACCCAGCACCTTCTCTTCAAGATGTTGAAGAGGAGATTGAAGCGTGGATTGAATTACATGGCTCGGCTCCTGCTGCTGTGTATGTAGACAACTTAATGAACGTAGCCTCCGCTAGTGATAACGAGTGGACTGCACTACGTGATGCCATGTCAGCGTTTCACTACATGGCACGTGAATATGAATCGGCTTTCATCGTCCTACACCACGTATCCGAGAATGAAAAGATGTCTAAGCCAAACTACCCAGCACCACGTAAAGCGTTGATGGGTAAGGTAGCAGCACTACCAGAGTTGGTCCTTTCGGTGGCTCTGGATAGTGCTTCTAATAGTTATCGCGTTGCTGTTGTTAAGAACCGACATGGCAAGGCAGACCCAACCGCAGAGAGTTACGTATCTCTAGCAGCAGAGGCAAGCAAGATGGTTCTCTATAACTCACCAGCTGAATTGTTCCGCGCCAGAACAATGAGTCAATGGCAATGAGTAACCTATCTTCATTTGATTTAGATTTTAGTTATGGTCAGTCAGGCGAGAAGTTAGTAGAAGAGTTACTTACTGGTGGCAAGACCATTGAGGTTAAACGTGACCGCAAGTGGCATGCTACTGGCAATCTATATATAGAAGTTGAATGTTGGTACCAGCGTTCTGATTCATGGGAACCATCAGGTCTGTCTGTCACGAAGGCAAGTTACTGGGCTTTCGTTCTAGAACATGGCGTGTTGATGGTACCGACTGGTCACGTACGTCACGCCATACAGAAGTATGGACGTGAGATTACTTGCGAGATTCCACCGAATCGAAGCAAAGGTTATTTGATTACGGTCGAGAACTTACTAGATGTTATGAAGGAATTAAAAGATGAGTAGAGCTGGCATCCTCATACGTGGGGCTTGGGTTAAGTGGCATGCACTTGGCTACGTAGGAGTTAAAAAAAGAAAAAGGCTGAAACATCTTGTAGTTACAGATGAGTATGCACTAGTGTACTGGGAACAATTATATAAACTATCCCGCAGACCTTAAGGAGTTAAGATGAATATGCCAGACCTATCACGTGGTCAATGCAGAGAAGTTGGTAGCGATTTTTTTTACCCATATTCTGAAAACGAAAGTGATACATCGGTATATTCTTTTGGTAAGAAGATATGTTCTGGTTGTGAAGTAAAGCAGCAGTGCCTTGATTGGGCAGTACGCCATGAAGGTTATGGTTTGTGGGGTGGCAAGACACCACGTGAAAGAATGTTAATCCGTCGTCAGTTAAATATAAAACTAGAGTCGTTGATACCAGGAGATTACGTATGACAACAGCAGCTAAACGCAAGGGCTCACAGTTCGAACGTGACGTAGTCAAGTGGTTAAGAACCATGGGCTACCCATGCGCTGAACGTGCATATGGTGCTGGTCGACACGACGATGTCGGAGACATCGATGGTATCAATGGTGTAGTAATCGAATGCAAGAACGAGAAAGCAATAAGAATTCCTCAGTACCTTCGGGAGCTAGAGGATGAGATGACACATGCCGATGCAGAGACAGGCGTTGTGTTAATCAAGAAGCGTGGCACTTCTAATATCTCAGAGGCGTATGCAGTAATGCCTGCGGAACTCTGGGTAAATCTGCTTAGACAGGCAGGTTACAATGGACATCAGTAATCAAGTGACAGATGGTTACAAAATGAAACGAGGTAACTATGCGGTTAGCGATAACGATGGGCATAGCGATAACGTTAGTGTTGGTATCACCAGCAGAAGCGTTGTCACCCAAACTTACACACGAAGTTCGCATGTCCGTAATGGACAAGGAACAGAAGGTGGAGTATGCGATTGCTCAGTTCGTAACCGAGAAGGAGCAGCGACTATGTGCGAAACGTATTGCGTACAAAGAGAGTCGCTACAACGAGACATCACTCAACAAAAAGAGTGGAGCTCGTGGAGTGTGGCAATTACTATGGGGGAAACCTCATTGGTCATTACTCAAACAGACTCAGGAGGCGCACGACTACGTGCTCCATCGATACGATACTTGGTGCGGGGCGTACAGGTTCCACCAGGAAAGGAACTGGTATTAACAAATGAATCAGCCTGAGTTTCTAGAAGCAGTCTTTAATCATTACGGATTGACCTTGCCACTTGGCGGGGAGAAATCAATCCTGTGTCCTGTACATGATGACTCACGTAAGTCTGCTTCGGTGAACTCAGACAAGGGCGTCTGGGTATGTTATGCATGTAACGCAAGTGGTTCTGGTATACAGATAATCATGGCACGTGAAAAGCTAACATACCCAGAGGCTCGTTCATGGGCAGAGAAGAACATTGGCAAGGAAGCTAAGTCATCTACACCTGCACGTGGACGTAAGAAGGGTAGCGGTAGGTGGACACCACCTAGATTGAGAGCTGCACTATGACAACCATCATTGGTATTCAGCAAGACAACGGCTGCATTCTTGCAGCCGACTCACGTACCACAGCAGGTGGCAGACCATTCTCACATCCGATAGTTACTAAGATAACTAAACGTGGCAAGTGGTTGGTCGCTGGTGCAGGTGACGTACAACCATGCGATGTAATCCAGCATGTGTGGAAACCGCCAGCCATACCAGCTAACATCAAAGACGAATATCATTTTATGATTACAACAGTTGTACCTAGCATGAGAGAGTGCATCAAGGAGTCTGGCTATACTCCAAGCAAGGATGACGAGGATGCTGGGTTTGAATTTTTATTAGCAATTAATGGAACCATCTACCAAGTAGATGATAACTATTCTGTATACCTACGTGACGATGGTCTGTATGGCGTAGGGTCTGGTTCATCATGGGCTCTTGGTGCGCTAGCGGGTGGGGCAACATGGAAGCAAGCAATGCAGATTGCTGCTCGCAATGATGTGTATACTGCACCTCCGTTTATTACACACAGACAGGAGAAGAAGTGAGAACCAACCCGAAACTCATTGAACTCTGGACAAAGGCAGCACATACATATCACGATTCATTAGCTGGCTCACCAGCTGAGGCATACCTTGAGAAGCGTGGCATCCTAGATGGCGCCCAACAATTTCTGTTGGGCTATGTAGTAGAGCCTGCTGCTGGTCACGAGGACAGACTCAAGCATCACCTATCTATTCCGTACATCACCGAGGCTGGTGTTGTTGGGTTTAAGTTCCGTCGCATTGATGATGGTGACCCTAAGTACATGATACCTACTGGTCAGAAGCATCACCTGTATAACGTAGGCGCAATACTTCATGCAGTAAGGGAGGTGTTAATTGTTGAAGGAGAGATTGATGCTATTTCTGCAACTCTTGCTGGTCATCCTGCTGTCGCTGTCGCTGGCGTTAACGCTTGGAAGCCTTATTTCTCACGTTGTTTCGATGGTATAGGCAGAGTAGTAATTGCTACAGATAACGACGTTAAAGAGGATGGCTCTAACCCAGGGCAGGACTTAGCTCGTAGATTGCAGGATGCAATCCCGCAGTCTATGCGCGTGTCGCTACCGCCTGACTCTGATATTAATAGTATAATTGTAGACCAAGGAGCTCAAGCATTAACCGCATTGATTAATGCGTTAGACAATTAGAAGGGGCTCCGTTGGCAACCAGTAAACTAACCATCGATAATTTCCAAGAAGACGCACAGGAAATATACGACCAGCTTCT